ATCCTAGTTACAGTTACCTGATTCATTTCATGTGCTTCTACATGTCCTACATCATCATCCAGATCAATGTGCATGTCACATTTAACACAGTATATGACAGCCACTATGCTCCACCCCCAAGTATCCACCTGTTCTTGGAGAGTACGCAACTAGAATTGGAAACAAAGTTAATGAAGCTTGCTACATTTTCTGGACTTTGGTACCCAAGCACATCGTCGCCAATGAATCTATACCAAACATTTTTACTGTTCCATGCAGCAATTTCAGCATTCTTACTGAAGTGAACGGGTTCACCAACGGTGTCCAATCTACCCGGACCATACTCACGAATGTCCCAATCACAATAGTTATACTTACCCCATTGCACAGACACAGTATTACCATTCGTGAATGTCATATGAAAACCCGGCTTAGTTGCCCCAGTTTCAAACATCCCAATCGTATTAGCCATACGTACCCCTTATCATGTGAAGTCCTACAGTTTGTCCGTAGGCATATAGGTACCAGTGAGATACACCCCACTGGCACCTACGAGTCTACTGACGATAGGCTGCGTTCATATTAGCAGCAGCTTGTTCATCATCTACGTTATCCAGAGCTATCCTTAGTTCAGCTTTGATTCTACGTGCGTCTTCGCCCCGCCAAGTGTTGGCATTACCAAGGAAACGCGCAACAACTTCTTGTCCAGAATCCAGATAGAAGTTATCACTAACGTCATTAAGCTGCCGCATAGCTTCAAGATATGGTACGGCTCCGTAATTTGGCTTTTTCCATATTTCAAGTATTTCACCAGCGATCTTCCATATCTTCCTGGGCTCTGCTTGCTTACCTTTATCGTTTGACATGGTGTGTACCCCTTTATTCCTACTGGTTTATCCCGTAGGTAGATACGCACAAGCCTGGCTAAGCTTATACGTACCCATCTACAAGCTAATGATTCGGCCCCCCACAATGCTGGCACTTAGTTTCATCATCTTTACAAAAGGTATCTTCCCAGTCTTGGGATGTCATTCCAGTCATAAGAAATTCGCGTTCAGTTTTACTAAGCTCTGGAAACTGTTCTTGAATAAGACGATTATCGAGTCCTGTGAAATAGCCCTCAACTCTCATGGCTGTTACACCAAGTATCATCTCATTCCAATCACCCGTAACAGGGCTACGTCTTTGTACGTTACAAGTGTTTGGAGAGTCCCCCAAACAGACTTTTCTATCATATGACTTATCAAGACCTAGTATTTCAGCCATAAAAGAAGCATCCATAAAAGAAGCATCGCCCTTCAGGTGGGTGACATCGTAGACTGCTTTATCTATACCTTTTCGATTTGCCATTGTATCCCCTTTGTGGAGTACCATTGCTGGAGTATCCAACAATGATAAAAGGCGCGCCTAGAGTCCCTAGACACGCCTTAAATCATTGTTACAGACTCAATTCAATTGTGAGTGCTAGTTCTTTTTTCTTGGTCCCAAACTGTACAAGCTGTTCTGGTGCAAAGGCTTGGCAAAAGGCTACCGCCGCCTCTTGCTGTTTCCCTTGATCCGCTTCATGCAACCGTATACGAATAGAACGGCCCATCGCGCCCTCACGGGCATAATTGAGTAGCGAGCCTACAGGAAACCTTCGGCCCCCACCAATGGAGTCAAAGGGAGCAATATCATAAAGCATACGCGCAAACACACAGTTACCCGGAGCTACCCTGACGAAGGCATTCCCCCGCATTCCTGGGGATGATTCACCCGCATCATAGGCTTTCTGGGCTTTGTAAAGCGCAACAGCGAGGGCAGTTGTAATATCCCTACCCAAGCTTTCACGCTCCTCTGCCGCATCGCGGCGCATTTGCGCCCTAAGTAGGCCAGCCTCGGCCCCATGCACTCGGCAATACTTCCTATGGGTCTTAAGCTGCCCCACATAATTGGGGTCATTCGCCCGCATTGATGTTTGATTCTTTCCCAACACGCGCACTGGCAAATCACATCCGTCCCACATACAAGTGTATATAACAGAGTGCTTTGCGAGTATTTGGAAAGTGCTTCCAGTAGCTTGTTTGCTTCCATCAATTTGCATAGTATTTCTCCCTATTTGGTACGGAATGCACCATTGAAGGCATAGAGCTTTCACCCTATGCCTTCTAGGTACACCCCACATTCAAAAGGGTATGCAAAACGATTTAGGCTTTTAATGCTGAAGCCTTCGCCGATTGTGATGGCTTCTAGTTGTCTGGAAACCTAGCGAACTACCGGGCAGCCTTGGTCAGTCCCCACGTGTTAGCGTCTTTAGGGAGATTGCAAGCGTCCAGCTGTGCCTTGGGTCACAGAAGGGAAGGGTTTCAACTTCTGGAAACCCTCCGCGTATTCCGACACTGTGCCCCACTAAATGGCCCGCTGTGTCGAACGATCAAGCGCATTCGGATTGTGATCCCCCCTCAATAACATACAATTAGGGGATGCCCCAAGGGCAGCGGATGGGGATAAAATCCCCGGAATGTTTCAATATTTTTGACCCTATGAAATTGACGAATTCCGAGTGTCCTGCATCAAATCGACGAATCACAGTAGGTAAAACCCTACAAGCCCTAAAATAAATTGAATTACCGCAAAAAGGATAGATAAATCAGGGGCTTAGCCCACTAAAATAGTTAGCATTACCACTTCCTGGGTGGTTTCCCCCTCAAGCCAGGCTTGGGTGTATTTCACCACGGTCGAGCCTTCTATATACACGTGATTGGTGTGGTGGAATCCCCCCAATTTGAATCACACCCTAGCATTACATTTTTCCCCAAGGCTGGCCGATCGGAAAGGGTTGGGGTGTGGCCAAAGCCCCCCAGGAAGCGTTGGTGGTCTTCCACTACGGTAGGAATCCCACACCATTTTCCCCACAGTGTGGGCAATTCCACTCGATGTGGTTATAAGGACACGAGGGTATTAAGGTGTGGGAAAAACACGACGGGGGGATTTTGCCACGCTACATATCGTATCTACCTATCAGGCACATCATCAAAAACAAAAGGGGGGGCTGGCTCTAAGTCACTACAGGACTCAAAGTACCCACAGCCTCTTTCGCACACCAATTTACACCTAACGCCCCTGAGAGTCCCACCACAGTTAATACACACAAACCGACCCAGGTCAGCGGGTGGTGTGGTAAAGTCGCTCACAGGGGCTTGCAGAGGCTGTGAAACGTGGGAGTCTACTCCCCAGTTCCCAATTGACGGTACATGATGCTTAGATCATCTAGGCCCACGCCCCCGTCCCCATTAAGATCCCCAAGAATCCCCCGATCAGGGCAGGTCGCCTCAGCGTTTTGAATGTCCTCGATTTCGTCGGCCCGGTTCACCAGAGGCGCAGATCCAGGGCCACAAGCGAGTGCCCCCGCCGTGACCAGTACCAGTATCAAGTATTTCATTGTGTCCTCTCTCAAGGTTGTGGGTGACAAATCATCCCTGGGAGAGCCCAGGGGACTACAGGAGCCTGTAGGAGCATCAACTCCCGTTAGATCTAACTATGATTTCAATGGACGTTAATTTGTCAATTATCTGCTGATTGGTCTGCCGTTGCATGGTATTCCCTGACTTCAGGTCTTCTTCCAGCTTGTAAACCACAGTCTCGAGACGAACAACGCTGTCATGTGTCTGATCGATTTTCTTAGCAGTTTCATCGACTTCTTCTTCTGTCGCCACAGAGCGTATCTCCAAGTTGGAAACCCTCTCTCGGGTTTTTATGAATGCTGCACCAATGCCAAGAAACAGGGTAGATAGGGCGGCTGTTAATGATTTCCACACATCAATCCCGCCATCGGGCACTATCCACCGTCCTTGCAAATTAAACCGGGACTCTTCCAAGGCATCTGATCTGCTTCCTCTCTGTTATCGGGCACACCCAACAAGCTGAAACACGCCTCATGCCAAGTTTCCAGAATCACGCTCACCAACCTGTCCCACTCTTCCTCGGAGCCTGCGAGGGGCCTGAAGCGGCTGTTGAGTGCCACTGCGGGGCCACCCTGAAACTTCTCCATGCAATACATATGTGCGTTAGTCGAATCATTTGCGCTTGCACCCGTTGCAGACAACAGCAAGAAGAAAATCAGGGCTGCGGTAGGCACGCCACATTCTCCGGGTACATATTCGGGTATGCAGCTTCTATGACAAGATTGATCTCTGCCCTTGCGTCGATAACTTCCTGAACTGCCGAGTTGCGTAAGTTAACGTGCCATGTTGCGGGGTCGCTGATATTTTGAACGTAGTCACAATGGCTACTATCTTCATCGGGCCACCTCCACACACGGTAGGCATCTCCAGAAGCGTCAGGATCTAGAACTACCGAAAAGGTGAGGGGATCGTTCGAAATTGGCTGCGATGTACCGGGGACGAACGAGGTGACGCGCGCCCAGTCGGTTCCTATCGTCGCACCAAGAAGTCTGTTCTGAGACACGGCAGTGCCATCAAGTAGGCTCGAAAAATCTCTACCCCTATCGAAATATGTGGTAGGTCTTTCTCTGATTAGTTGGAGAGTAGTCTCGGCAACGTCAGCAAAATTGAAACGGGCTGCGGACGATGTACCCCGAAGATTCTGTGGAATAGACCCATACGAAACAACGAACGGCACATTCAACCCAGTCTCGGAAGGCCCACCCTTTCCAGCGTAACGGTTTGTAATCCAACTGTGTGCTGGAGAACACGTATTTGCATTGACGTCCCACTGGCAGGATGTTGGTTGGTCTGCACTATTGGCACTTACGGGGACAACAATATTTTGACGATACGGCAGTGACTTATCCTCTGATCCGTTATCTCCTGTAAAAATTATGAAAGTGTTTTCAAGACCCTCTGGCCCAAGCCAATCCAGCAACTTTCCTATCTGCTCATCTATTAGAGTTAGATGTGTTAGTTCACAGTCGTACCTTAATTTAACCCAATCAAAGTCTGTTCCAGGCCCGCCGCTCGCCGCAGGCAATAGTGCTGCGAATTCAGACGCAGTGTAGTTGGGAGTATCCGGCCCATAAGGTTCAGCGGCTCGACCTACAGGGGCAAGGACCGGGATGACGGTGTGCCCGTTGGCGGGAGTTATATCGAGAATCGCATCAGCGGGGCCAGTCGCATAGCCGTTCGTGGGGGTGCGGTTGTGGACACAGTTAATCCCGCCAAAACCGTGACTAAGCCCGGTGCTTATCGTGAGGAAGAAGGGTTGTCCCGTCCTGTGTCCAAACCAGTTGACTGAGTTGAGTGGGGCGTTACCGTAGAAAGTCTCGACCCAATCCTCCAGTTCAAGGAAACCAACTTCATCAACGTGCATATACTCGTTGCCATCGACCGTCCACAGTTCGCTGTCTGATCTTGGCATCGTCCAAGTAGCGGAAGAGGAAACCCATCCAAACCCCCCGTGGCCCAAGCTGTCTTGCATTATAAGGCCCGTCGACCCCCAGGTTGCTAGATCATTATCGGTCCCATCCATCGCACCCATCATGTTCTTACCATGATGGCCAATCTTATAGGCTGACCCTGTCAAGGACTGCACATAGTCTTTGGTTGTAGGGTTACCGTCGCCGTGCCAGGGGGGCCTGGTTGGGTCTTCCCCAACACCGTCCCACCCCCAGCGCAACATATCACGAGTCATTTTGCACCAATCCCCAGACCAGACCCCCGTGAAGTTTATGCCATTGTCGAGCAAGCGATTTAGGCTCGGAAAATCTCCCGCGAGTTGGGGTTTATAGAAATTATCCGAATGAACGACAGAACCAGTAAACGATGCAACCAATGGATCAATCTGCCAAAACGCACCCAGTTGTGGGTACGCTTCTCTCCCAACGTCATCCAGCATCACGAATATAATATTTGGGTTCTGTGGCCTTACTCTCCACGAAGGCTCCTCAACAAAAGAGGCAGACCCACCAGGGAAACTTCCAGCAACAGAAATGCTGGGCACAAGTAGGAGTATGGCCAGTAGGGTTTGCTTCATTGAGCCACAGCCTCCAGTGTCATAACAACGTCCCAATCAGTCACCGCATCGCAATTTAGCCCCGGCGATCCGGAGGTGCCGTTCCGATTTATACCGTAAGAAGTTGATACTCCCGCTAACACTACCTCGCTGGTGGTTGTTGTTACAACTGTGTTCTCCAAGCTGCCCGTAAGAGCGGTAGAGTCCAAAGTCAACCGTAGAGCAGTGACTTCAGAAGTATTGTCTTTCCATACGATGAGCGAGCAGTCATTCGCACCTTGACCACCAGTGTCAACGGTTGCGGATAGCGTAATATCCCATGTCACAGGCCCCGTCGCCGGGGCTGAAACCGTAATTGGCGAGGTGCAATCATCCGCGCCATTAGCACCCAATTCTGAACAGGATGCGGCAACCCCAGTCCCGGCATCTAGAGTGGTGACTAGAGGGCCGAGGGTGTAAACGGCAGCAAACGGTATATAACAGGTGCCCACTCCGGCCCCGCTCTGGCGGCATTCCTGCCCTCTAGCCCCCGTTCCTGAACTCCCTGAATTATTAATTTCATCGTAGACGGAACCCAATACGTTTAGTGTGCTGCTAGTAATTTTCGCTCTGTTAATTTCTAAGCCTGCGGCTGTGATAAGATCCGTAAATATTGGGCATTCTACGGGAAGTGAACCCGTTGAGTCAAACACGCACGAGACATTACCCGCTAAGTCTGTCGTACCTACCCCAAGAGAAATTGTCTCTGAACCCTGGTTAGACCCCTCAGAGAAAATTAGTGCCGAACCAGTCGCAGCGGCTGGGCTAGATACAACCCCGGCTCCCGCTGTGTTGAGAACCAGATTCCCACTACCGTCTTGACATATGTCCCCAGTGGGGCAAGTGCCAAGGCCACCACCACCACCACTGCCACTGTAAACGGGGTTAGTGGTAGACCCAGACCAGCTAATACTAGGTGCTGCAAGTAGCACTAGAGTGAGTAGAGTTAAAAGTGATTTAAACATTTAATCCAGATCCTCTACCAATGAAACTACAATGTTTCCAGAACCAGTGGCACTCACCTCAAACCAATACGTTCCTGCGTACAAGAACAGGCAATCTGTCCCATTGAGGGTAGCCGCAGTAGGTGCAAGAGATACTGTAGGTGTGATAACTTCATGTACTTGTATCGTTGCTGTTGAGCCAGCGTCCGCACAAACTTTTGTCCGACCGCGAACCGAGAAGGTAGCGGAGGATGTGGCTGTAGTAGTAGCGTCACCCCACCAAAAGCACCTACCACCGTTGGCCCTTAGATTTGTGCATTTCGGGGCGTAATCCACACCCACATCTGCCACATTTGAAATTAAAGGCTTCAGAGGATCAGCCGCACCCAAAGCACTTCCGGGGACCAAGGACAACAGAGCAAACGCTGTTGCAAATAGTCCAATGATACTATTACGCATTGTTACCTTCCTAAATCCCCATAGGGGTGAGCCAAGTTTTTTGGTTCCGTCGGCCCTTAAGATTAAAAACATTATCTCTAAACTTCTCAAGGTCTTTCTCGAGGAGATCACTTCTATGTTCTAACATCTGCTCATCTACACTCACCGCAATTTGATCTACCCAATACTGACAAGCCATAGCGAGCGGATCAATTCTATCATCGTGTTTTAAAGCTCCCCTGTCCCTGGTTATCCGGGTGAGTTGGTGGACAAGTTTACGATGGATATAGTTATTGTCAGTTTCATCTTGGTATGTTACGTCATGCTTTAGCATCTCCCTATCAAATATCAGCCTATGCTGATTCAGTAGTGGCTCTAAGACATTAATTATCCTAGCTTCCTTCTGATGTACGGATCGTGGAGCATCTTCGATTGAGCAACGGTGTATATCCCTAATGATTGGTTTAAATAGCTCCACAAACATACCATCACCAAAGTTAGGCTCAACGATAATCATCTGAACCTTCTCTTCTTTGGCTATGTGCGCCAGCTTTGTTAGGGTTTTGCTGTCGTATCCCCCTCTAAACCCCCCGCATTTCCTAACAAACAACTGACCGTGCAGCATTTTTACTACAACATAGCCAGTTTCGTCCTTACCACGCCCCGAAGGGTCCACAGCCATCACAGATCCGCTGTACGGAAGCCATTTTTCCCCGTCAACCTCCATTCGGGTGTGGAATCTGTCCCCTGGTAGGCCAATCATGGGTATATCGTTGACGATCTGCTGTTGGCCAGAGCCCCATACCATCTTTTCGGGGGCAATGTCACAATCTGTGTCGAATACAATCATATCTCGGCACTTAAGTGGGTACCTGTCCATGTCAGACAGGGCAGTATCCAACATAAATTGTAGAGAGAACCCAGTTCTACCATATTCACCCTCTCTCTCCTGCAATTCAATCTCATCAAACCTAATATCTGTAGGTTTCCCCCACTCACTCTCACCCTTAAGTGACCGTTCATGGATTACAGGCGTTAAACCGTCACCATACTTATGAAGCTGGGCCTCTGAGGGCACTCTGGCGGGCCAATTTCTAACCGTATACCCCCTAGAAGGGAGCTTATTGTAAAGACTGTCTTCATTCTGCGGTGTTCCCAGGAATATAACCTCATGTCTTGCTCCACCAGAATCATCATCTGGTTTTAGGATAGCCGCAAACTCCTTAACACGTTCAGCCAGCTTCTCTCTCTGTGTGGCAGTTTCACTATTGTTAGGTACTTCAACATCATCAGCAACGATAACGTCTGCTCGAGTGCCCGTAATCATACCGTAAAGACCTACCGACTTAACACTTGGGCTTTGGGACACGGGGGCTGTACCAACAGTAAACTTTTCAATACTGTCAAACCCGTGCCCGTGTCGGGGCTCAAGGTGTTTAACAAGTGGCATTTCGTGGATGACCATCTTTGTGAACCTACTGAACGCATCCGATCTATCCTTACTCGCTGACACCACTAGGATATTCTCTTCGGGATCTCTGAATAGTCTCCAGATGACATATGCTGATGTGATATAGCTTTTACCTATACCACGGAAAGCCTGTATAACCTTACGCTTACCAACATTACCTTGTAGAAATTCTGCAATATCGTATTGCAAAGGTGTGGGTTCTGGAAGCCCAAGGAACTTCCAAACTAGCCAAAGGAAAACCTTGAAGTCTTCCAGAGCTCTTTCTTCAGTGGTTTTCATTGATTAAATTCAGGAAGATCAGGATCATAATGTTCATCATCTTCAAGAGACTTAGTTAGATTGGAGACAGACTTGGATGGCCGAGTAGGATCAACCTCTATATTGTTGTCTTTAAGAAACTGCCTAGCTGCATTAAGGAGAGATGCGCCAGGACTTACCTTCTTCACCATAAACCCAGTCTTAGTCTCCACTCTAACAGAAGTACCATTAACCACTTGGTCAATGAATTCCTCCGCGAGGATATTATGCAGATCCCCCAGTCTTTTAACTTCACTCGCCATTTGAGTAGTCCTCTCTTAATATATCTATCGCTTCACAGTGGACAACAAGCCGCGCAATAAAGTCATACGTTGAAGGGTATTTAGCCGAAACATAGTACAACTCACCTGAAACATATTCATCAGGGACGGGACAAGGTGGCACTTGAGGCTGGTTAAGCTCAATTGTTCTCCCCCCCAGGCTCGCGCATCCTGTCAACAATAACAGCGAGCTTATCAAACCTAGGAGTAGGCTTGGCAATAACCTCTTGAATTCTGTTTTCCTTCTTGAAGAATTTTTTCTGCTTCTTAAGAAACGCCTCATTCGATCCTACCTCCCTAGATAGTTTATTTATTTGCCTAAGCATCATAAGGTTTAGAAAAATGATACCTATGACAAGAAGGGTTGTTGTCAAGAGCCTAGACCCAAGAACGATTTAATCTTCTTGAACCACGCATCGTCTACCTTGGTGGGAGTTAGTTTTACAATAAGACCGCCGAGAGCCGCCGATGCCAGAACAATGGACATAAGGTGTTCTTTATTTGCCAATATAAATTCAATCATATTTAGTTCCTCTATATGTATACTTATGTGAGAGTTAAGCAGACTCTATCGTAGCTAGCCTGTTCTCCAGTTCTTCGATTGTTTGGGATAATTCCTGAACAGCTTTAATTAATGGTGCTATTAGTTTCATGCTACTGATAGTCTCAACCTCATCCACGCCCCGTCCCCACCCAACATCTGCCCCGAGACTGTGCGAGTCTACAGCGGTTTTAAGTTCCTGGGCAATCAGTCCGTATTTGTACTCACTCCCATTCCTCTCCCTGCCGTCTAAGGTTACAATTGAATTTTTTATACTAGCATCTTCAGACTCTGATAGATCCTCAGATTGTTTAAATTGAAACTTAACTGGTCTGAGGTCTTTAATAAAAGAAAGCCCCAGATCCGAAGGTTCAATATTTTTCTTTAACCGTTCGTCTGAGGGGCTGTTAAAGTTGGATGCCGTCATCGTGGGACACGCCAAGTTACCCTGCACAGCCCCTGGATTTATGGTTGATGGTACGTATGTTAGGTCGTAGTCTGAAAAACATTCCCTGGAGAGACCGTAGTTATCAACAAGGAGACCACCCTGCATCATGGGCCAGAACGTGTGGATAGCACTTGTGTTGTCTGTTATGTCTAACGTCTGAGCTTCCCAATGGTCCGTATGCTCTTCAAGTGCGTATAGCGGCTGCTTAACTGTAATGTCCAAGCCTGAACCACTTATAGCTGTTTGATTAGTCCAGTCAACTAGCGGGATAGACTGTGTATCCCTCTTTATAAAGACAGACGCGCCCACGCTAGGGGGAGTTATAAAGGAAATCTCATTGGTGGATGTAACTACTGAGTAGTCCCCAGATTGCGTAGGAGTGTGCAGAGTCTTTAGTACCCCACCAACATAGACTTTAATGTGAGTGGGATCTAAGTAGGGGAATGATATGGACAAGTTTCCCGCGCCCCCATATACATAGGTAACGCTAGTATTCGGCATCTATTGCGTCCTCTTTTCTCTGAATTGCTCCATTTCGTTTTCCAGCGAACCCTTATCCTCAAGTAGGATTTGGACTCTTGGCTTTGTGTCTCCAGGTTCAATAGATTGCTGTGTGGATAAATCCGTTGAGCGCGCAGTGACTTTCTCCCTAATCATATTCACTTGCTGGAATAGTTTCATTTCAGCGAATGCTGCACTATTTTCTTCGTCACCACCGTCTTTCATTTTGTAAATTGTACCATCTTCAGAAATTTCATATCCTTGAACAATAAGAAGACGCGCCTCTCTCATAACGTCTTTAACTATTTCACGTATCGTGGTGAGCCGACCACCCGGTATGTCTTCGCTTTCGATCTCAAGACCGAGGTGCTCAAGCTCTGGCAGACGCTCCGTAAGCCTCTGCTTTAACATGCTACCAGATAGCCTCTTCATTCTGTCCTTCATTCTGATAGGAAGTTCGTCGCCATTTATCTGGTCAGTCATTGACCTAAAGTCCCCACCGTACTTTGAGTCAGCTAAAAGCTGCTTAAGTGGTGTTACTTCCTTATCGTTAGTGAAGAAGGGCATCACCCAATCCCATCCAAGCGTATTCGGTCTACTGATAACTTCTCCGAACATATTTCTTCCAGGGTACAATTTGTCTGTAAGCGATGCCTTCCTTAAGATATTTTCAACTACAGTTTCGGCTTCGTAGATAGCACTCACACCTTCAGAGAAATCGTGGCCCAGGAAATTAATACCTGTCTGCCGTGAAGAGGCCACAAGATTGGGGACAACCATTGCGGCGGCTGTCTTACCTAGCCACCTCTGAATCTTTGTCTGACTCCCAAGCCTGGGGTCAAAAGCATCCATTGCATCTGATATGCCCTGATAGTATGACTTGTCTTTTGCAATAATACCCACAGCCCCAGCAATGGTTCCAGCGATTTCCATAGACATTTCTTCCCCACCGGGGGCATCCTGAATGTCTGCGAATCTTTCTGCCAACGTCCCCATAAATCCAAAGAAAGTTGCGAAGGGGTCTGCTCTACGGTATGAGACAGGTATCATTTTTCCGTCTTCATCATAGAAGATAAACGAGAAAGGTTGCCACCCTGTCATCTCAAGAACTTTTCTTTCGTGCGGATTGACCGGACCTGACCCGGTAATACGCCCGTTCACTGCCATGTACCATGCAGAACCCCACATAATTTGACCCGAAGTAAGGTGTGCTTGAAATCTTTCCATTTCGCGCTTTAACCGAACATCTGATGGGTCGAGTTCTAGCTGTTGCTTTAGTGTGCGGTATTTTTTTGTCAAAAGGTGTATGCCGGGGGACCGCTCACCAACGTACTTGAGAAGGTTTGTCGGTGTTCTGATAAATGGCACGAACAATTTAAGAATAGGAGCGCGCGAAATCCCACTTTGTATCAACTGGGCTGGCTGGCTGTTAACGGGGTTAGTAAATGATACTGTCCTCGCATGATCTAGCGCGTCCCGGTGCATCATTTCGTAGGCTTCTCTGAGCGGATCATTTATATCCATCTCTGCCCAGCGGGGGATATTTTCGGCAGCATCCTTAACATACTTACTAAACTCTGCCCCCTCCAGTCCCGCCTCCCTGGCGTTTCTGCGTGCGTTTTTAATTAAGTTGGCACGATAAAAGATGCCTTTCGAGAGTTCATCCCCGGTTGACACAAGGCGCGCCATTAGATTAGAAGTAACTCCAAGAGCGTCTACCGCCTTCCCCCCCACCGTCCCGTGCCGCACGATGCGCCCCGGATTATATTTACCAATACCGGGAAGTGTGTTCAGCCTGTCTTCCAAATTGTCACTCGAGATTGCGCGAAGGGAACCCGGTCTAGCCGAAGATCCTCCAAGCTCTGTAGCCCGAGCCCCCCGTGCCGGGTCCAGGTAATTTTTACCCGTCATTAGGCTTTTCATCCACGAGGGCAGATCTCCTGATTCTTCTATAATCTGTCTTGCGGCATCCGTATGTGAAGAATCTAGAGAGGCACCTGATCTTGCGAATCTTTTACCAGCCCCTCCAATCTCTCGCAGACCCCTACCGTATCTCCCCCCTACCGTTTTCCCCCAATGCTGTAATTTCTGTCTCCCGCTCATCCCCTCTACATACCCAGCGACACCGTTAAGTCGGAATGCGTCAGAGTATGATGAGAAAATTCCATTCATCTCATCCATTGCAGCGTCCCAAGATTCCATGACATCTGCACCCCATTCGCCACTACTACGGTCCCACATTGTTTTATTTATCACACTACCAACAAGTTCCTGAGCGGGGTTCAGCACTGCGGTGAGGTGAACCGCACTCACATTAATAAACGAAGTAATGGGGCCTGAGATAATGTTATTAACAAACCACTCTGCGATCATGTCCTGAAAGCCAGGCTTTCGCATAAGGAGCTTTCGGCGTTTCGCAGAATCTTTCGCAGCAATAACACCTGTAGCCCACTTATCCCATTCCTCATCCGTCATGCGTACAAAGTCTTGGTTTAGGCCCAGTGCCCTTGGAAGGTTCCCATCTGGGCCAACAGTGTGGTTAAAGATCTGAAGCCCTCGCCCCATAGCCGTTGTCATGCCTGACACAAGGTCATTCCAATTAGCAGTAACTTCTACAAGGTTTAGAACCTTAGACTTAAGTTCAGAATCACCCCTACCACGCTTAATAGCCTTCGCGTACATAATAATAGTTGCGTGTAGGTTGGCGTTGACTTGACGAAGAATCTGAACATCTTCTACAATTTCATGGATGCTCCGCTGCGCTGTCCCCCGATCACCGAATTTCAACAGAAATCTTTTAATTCTTTCAGCGGGTACCCCTATAACCTTACCTTCATTTCTAAGGAGCTTATTAAGATAATTGACAACAGGCTGGGCACTTTCTACCGTAGACTCCATAGGCCTAGGCTGAAAGGCCCGCCTAGCAATCGGCACTCTCCCGGGCGTGCTGCCTAGGCGCATCATTTGACCAAAGACAAGCTCAAGTTCTTCGCCGTTTGTAATGCGCTCCAAGTTCAAATCGGGGGGAATGCCGTGCAGCGTATAGAAGTCGGCAAGGGCTGCCGCATCAATCTCATCAGCTTGCAGAATTTCTAGGAGTGCTCTAGTTTCAGCCCTTGTAATCTTAAGGTGATTTCCTCCACCAAATAGAAAATCAGAAGCATTCTCAACCGCTCTACTTATGGGGATTCCTTCTCTCGTAGATGCCCTAGCTTCTTCTAGCCCACCCCCGGGCTTTAGTTTATTACCTGTCTTTGTGGTGGAGTCTTTGTCAAGACTGTCACGGAGAAGAGCTCTGGACTCCTTAGTCTTGGGATGAATGTGCGTGTTAGGGTCGCGTAGGGGATTAACACCATCAACAAGTTCTCTCTTGAGGTGTCCTGGGAGCGTCCTTACATTATCTGAGGTGGCTGCTCGTACCCAATCATCTTCAGCTTCTTCAAGTCTAGTTACGGTGCTATTAATAAAACCTTCGACTTCACCGTTTTTGTCCAGAACAGACCTAATACCTTTTGCCATATTCGCAAAGGCACCATCCCCGATCTGCTCTAGTTCGTCGAGTAGTGAAGAAGCACCGGAACGGACTTCCGGTCCTACAAGCGCATCGAATGACACCAGTACGTTATTTCTGTAGTTCCCTGCCTGGAAGATAGCACTCTCAGCGTACACTCGAGCCTGTGGGGACAAGGACGCTAAAACCTCTTCGGGGATAAGAAACTCATCAACATCTGAATTCTTAGTAATTCTAGGTGAAAGCGTGCCCCCTTGCTGGCGGGCTCTATCCATCAGAGATTTCAAAGCTTGGCGAGCTTCAACAATATGTGGGTTACCTGTGTTGAAGTTCTTAACTGTCTCTACAAGCTCTGTAATAGTACTGAACACTTCCCTATAATGGGTGACACGTTTGGATACTTCGTTTAGGGATTCTGCCTCAAGACTATCAAGACCGCCCTCCCGAATAAGTTTCCCTTCGATTGATCGGTGGAACTTTACTTTATCTACTATGTTCTTTATGGCAGGGGTTGAGTGTTTTACTGCACCTACACCAAACCTGCCCGCCCCCTCAACACCAAACCCAACCGCAAATCCCTCAAGGGATCTCTTGAACATAGCTTCACCCCTGGTATCGCCGGGGTCTGTGGCCATGTACTCCAAGATCGCCGCCTCCATCGGGCCTCTGTCTTCGTCCGTGTTGTCAATAATGATGTCTGTGAGCCGTTCTTCCCACGGGTCAAACGGTAAGGCATCCGCAGGAATGCCCGAGAGAGAGCCTCTCAGGGACGTACGCAACCATTTTTCGCCCGATCTGAGGATAGCTACTGAGTCCTGAAATTTCTTTGCTTTCTCAAAATTCTTGAACCACTTAACTGCGCCCAGCATCCTGAAGGCGGGAGCGAAACCAACAAGAAACTGGGATATTCCTTTAGCTCCAGCCTCCCAGCCATCCTGGGGTTCAGGCCACACCTTCTTACCATCAACTTCAAGGTTTTTAAGTGCCTCTATATCTACCGAAGCCCCACTAAAGTCGTAGTCCTGTGGATCTGTAACTTCTCCGTGTTGCATTACTTGTCCAGTGTCCGAATATTGGTTCGCTGCCCACTCAGCAATTGGGACAACGGAATTATTCCATGTGTTTAGAATACCCTCTATACCCCCAGCTACAGTATTTGCTAGTACCCCACCATAACCTTCCGGCCCCCCAGCCCCGTCATCCCCAAGCTGTTCAGACTCAAGCCCACCAGAGGGAGAGGCTGGCGAGCGAGGAACATCATCGGATTCTACGGAACTGGGAGGCGAGCCCATAACACTGGCGTTTAGAATGTCCACACCCTCCGAAGCCATATCGCTGATAAGAGCCTGGCGTTCAGCCGCCCGCGCTTTTTCTGCCCCGATGACTCCCGTCAGGGAGCCTTCATCTCCCGGCTCTAGAGGCGAATCCGTAATGTGGTTAATGGTTGTCATTCCGGTCCTCCTCGCTTTCCTATGAAAAGGGGCTCATTTTCTCTTCGGGAGAGAACTTCCCGCTCGTGCCGCGACCCAGGAAGATACTCAAGTATGCCGGGATCAGGGTGCATAACTGCCTGCTGTGCATCAAGCTCCTGGTTAGAGTACATAACAAAACCAGACTCTTCCCCCGAGTCAAATTCATTGGTAGGCTCGAGTTCCCTGCTAATTGGTTCCATGAGTTTGGTTAGTTTGTCTGTAAGGGCTTCATACAGGAAGGATGGATCGACCCCCCTGGCCAAGTCTCCCGCTCCCGCCAGGAAGTTGTTCCACACAACTGCGGTGGTTTCCTGCATGTCCTGCAAAGCCCCTCTTTTTGAAATATCCCTTGAGGGATTCCCGGCTACAATACTCTCGGCTTCTTTAATTGCTTCAGGTGAGAAGGCGTTGTCCAGTGCATCAAGGACTCTATGCGTATTCTGTGTGTCCGTAGCATCGGAAAATTCTTCCACTTCCGTAGCCTCCTGTTGTTGAGGGGGGGCACCAATTGAATCCAAAAATCTGTTAGTGCGAAGTTCCAGTTCTTCTGGGCTTACTCTCTGATTTTTACCACCAGACTGGAGGTGTATATGGGGGGCAGACCCGTGTTTTTTGCCCCCCGGCATGTGCCATCTACCATCTGCTTTAATACCCAAACCCTGCGCGATTCGCATAAGAGAAAGGTAAACCTTCTCCTTCTCATCATCATTCATTCTGCCAACACTAGGACCTCTGATTGCAAAATCGTGTGCAGGCTTGTTCTTGTGACTGCCACGGTCATTCGACGTTCTATCGCCAGGTGCGTACCCACTTGTGTGCACTAACTCGTAACCTTCCGGCAGAACCTTATCGGCATGTTCTATAAAAAGCATCAGTTGGTCCCAATATTGGTTGTGCTTATCATTTGTGTAGAAGTCCGCTGGAAGAGTGTGCTTGATAGGGAGCCTGCCCCCCAGCGTTCTGTCGATAGGATCAGACATCACTGCCCCACGTTAGGGGGAGCTTGGGCACCACTGTCGTTGTGGAGGAACCCATCGATCAAAAGCTTCCTGTCTCGTACCGAATCAGCCTCAAGAAACTTTTTATACGCTGTCTCATTTAGGGTGAAAACTTTATCAAGACCCTTGCTAAACTCCCTTGCTGCGCCAATGTCTACCCCAGCAGCAGTACGTGGACTAGATACATGGGTCATGGACTCTCTAACAACTCTATAAAACAAAAGCCTTTTAGCGCGCTCTGTGTATTCATCTCGCACAGTTGAAGATACGAAGACAACGCCACCATCTTGAGTTGTGATGAGTTGCCCGCCTATAGCGTCTGCAAATTGTGCTAGGTGGTGTTTGAAGACGGGATTTCGTGATACCTGCCCTATAAGAGCAGCCCGCTCCCCTTCATAATCAAACATCTTTATCTGGTCACTATATGATAGGTCTTTAGCGAGGTCTGCATTAAAACCTCCATGACTTAACATGCTAAAACGAAGTTCAGCGTGCTGTGCTGGCGTTAGCTTACTTTCTGTAGAATCTCTGTATTGCTTTATCTTGCCTCCGGGGTTTTCAACCTTAAGCATCATCCCTAGAGTTATGTGTTCGTTGACCTCTGCTTGGTCACCCGTGGATACAATGTCAGGTACATCCGTATACCACAGCCGCTTCCGCTCTTTTCTACCCGCTTCAGCGTTCCGCGCCTCCACCCCAAGCCTCGTCAAGTCACGGGATTCCGCTGAACGGTAAGAAGCCATAAAGCGCGCAGCGTCCTCTGTATCTTCTGCTAGCCATGAAATATCGCGCCCCATTCCTATGTCTACCGCAATACCTGACAACCTAAAAAGAGTAGATTGATCCACTTCTTCCGAGTCAAGTATATTTATCACAGAACCTATAACTGCTTTTTTGATTTTGTATTTAGGAATCCCCCAGTTTTCAGCCTGCGCGGACAGGGAGTCGGGTTGGTCTGAGTTCAGGAGGTCATTAATCTCATCTTCGCCTCCATTATTTAAGAGTACGTCACGTACCACTAACCCGGCTTCTACATCAAAGGCTGCATCTCTCGCACCCTGGATGTATTGGGCAGAACGCGCCCCCAGACGGCCCCGCATCTTGCCATATTCTTCAAAGGCGGCGTCGGCCATAGCTTCGCGGTTACGTTCCAGAAGTCGGGATTCCCCATCTTCTCCCTCTCCCGAAATATTAAAGGTCTTTGTATAGTCAGTCAGTGCCGCATCTGCCGCACTCATAATATCTTCGATGGTGCTATGCTCGTGCACCATTCCTGGGAGGGCTGTGGTTTCCCACTCCTGCATAAAGGATCTCCCCATGTTCGCGCCTTTACGCTGATTGATTCCGATTGAAACCCAATCGTTCAGCCCCCAGGCCACATCCTCCTTCTCTAAAATTTCCTTTGTGGTAAGAGCAGCGTTTCTTTCAGCCAGAATAGTGCCACGCTTTACCGATGATTTATAGGCAGCCCCTATCGCACGCCCTGTCAAAGGGATAAGGACGTTGGCCAATCTCTCAAGCCCGGTAGCGGTAGAGTCCTGAATGGCAGGGGGATAATACGGACTAGGCGTGGTCTGTACGGTAGGCTGTATAGACGCAGGCGTAATGCCCTTCAGTTCAGTGTTTAATTTAGGACTCATCTAAAAGCATCCGGCTGTAGCTGCATGGCTGTCCCTAGTCCAGTGGCAACACCCTTCAAAGCTCCAGTTCCGATTACCAGTCCCATGTTAGGAGGCTGTGGAAGTCCCCCAATTCGCCCCTCAAGCCGCATATGGGATTCTGCGCCCAAGAAGGTGGCTCGCTCCTTGTCCAGTGCTGCTTGGGCATCTATTGCGGATACCCTATCACCAGCTTGTATATTTACTCCACGTTGAAGAGCCGTCAGAAAATTCCCTTTACCCCCAGTTTCTGCCGCTTGTGCCATTAGAGAACCCTGAGATGAAAGCCTTGCCTTCTCTACTGCTAATTTCTTGCGTGTAGCAGCTTCGGCTGCCTGACGTTGTGAAGCATTTATCTTAGAGGCTTCGATACTGCGAGTTTTCTCAGCAGCCTCGGCAACCTTAAAGTTTTGTTTTGTCTGGGCGCTAGCGGCAGATGCCTGTAACGCAACAGAAGTGGCAGTGGAAATCACGGCAGAGGCTATAGTAGCGTTGATTACCCCCGCAGATATGGTCCCAATGGCCCCTGAGACTATACACATTTAAATGACCCTCCGTTCAAATTTCCAAAAGTAATAATATTTATTATCTTTCTGTATAGGTACCTTGCCTGTAAACTGAAAGCCCAGAAACTTAAGCCATCCGATAGCTGCCTCATTCTGGTCATGAACTATATTCCGCAAAAGACCATAGGATTGAATTTCATTGTCTAACCATTTCTTACTTTTTTTTAAAAAGCTAAAGCGTGCAAACTTAAAGTCAGTTGTAGACAAAAGCCACGGCACCCCGCCCCAAGAAGTTCTAGCAATTCCAAACATTGCAGAAGGAGACCCATCCAGAACTATAGTCTTACACACCTCAGACTCTCGGTACCCATACGTAAGATGATATTCCGCTGACTCCTCTCCCAGAATTTGTATTTCTTTTCTATCGGAGTTCCGTAAATTTTGGGAAATTATGTCTATATCCGATTCTATAGAATCTCTATAGTACCTGTGCATCTGGTGTACCCCCTCGCTACATTCTCTTGCTTCTTGTACTCCAGCTTGCCTCGTAGCGGGCTCCTATGAAGACACTTAAGAAGGGAGAATCGTTTACCAGTTGTAGGCTTGTTTCTGTGTTCCGACCACCGACATCAACCTTAAATTCGCCATGTGATTTACTCCCAGGTCCAAATGGATCGCCCAAGACCCACGGGTCATAATAGTTGTAGGAGTACACAGTACCACCGTTGTTCACGTACACAGTAAACGGGCCGGACTTCGAGAATTTTATAGAAAACGTCCTTAATTGCAATCTGCCGTCAGTGTAAGGCCGGGGGGCGCTCGTCCGAGTTGCCGATGATTTAATGATACATGTACTTAATTCAATATCCTGAACGTATCGCTTCCCTATGAAAAGGGGTTCATTGAATACGCTATCCTCAATTTCTACAAAGATAGAGTTCGGTTCCTGACTATTCGATTCTACGCTTATCGAACTAGCTAAAATCAGAGTACCCGCTAAAGAACCTGATCCACCGACAAGAACTTGAAGATCTGGATGCACTTTGTCTACGTCTAAGGGATCTCTCGGAGCGGGCATTGGAAGGAGAATTTCCTTAAATGTCCCCACATGCAGCCCGCTAGGATTAGCAGCACTCAGTATCGTGTACTGAACTCGCTGATCCAGACAAACGGGCATATCCGTTACTGGGGAATCAGACAGGTTTGGGTCGCTCAATCTTGGGGGCATGTACTCGAGCACAGTTTGGGGACCACTGATCGTTTCGGTTCTGTCTAGAAGTAAATTCAAATTTCTATTCAGAAAATTTCCGTTTATAATAGGTTGGTCTGTTGTCCACTTAGACCATGCCGACTGCAATCGGTCGTTTCCAGACAATAGGTACTGATAAACATATACGCTTGTAGGTTCATCACTCGAGAGAAAACATATAATTGATTCGTTGTCATTAGCTGTCACTTTATAAATATTTTTAGGTAGAAACCTGGGGGCATGGTTGGTAATCTCGGTTGCTGAGCCTACAGGGGCATCTCCAGAAGCATCTGAGAATACTCTATACTCCCAAACCTTTGAGTTTGCTCCCTGTTCTGTCACCCAATACACACGGGAGCCTACAAAAATAGGCTTAGAAGCATTCTCTGACTGATAGCGTGAGACTTGATCTATATGCACGGTTTTAGGTGTAAAGCCTTCTCCCAATGAAGGTCGAGCTAGAAACTGTCCAGAGGATGTAAGCAACAGAAGCCCAGCCTCTGTGGCCACTCCGCTATGGAAGTCGCTTGCACCATCGGTAGTGGTAGAAGCCTGCACATCAATCGGATCAGAGTCCACAGAAGTCATTATGGAAGTAGGCCAGAAATTCAGAGGTTCTCTAACTTCACTAAACATTACAGAGTCGCGACTAAGAAACGCAAGTCTGTCTTTATACAGGACAATATCATTTAGGGGCTGGCCAACGAATGACGGAGTTGGAGCCATAACATCGTCGCCCACTTGCCTAGGTGCCCAGTCTTCGGGGCCAAATGTGAAATAAATATCACCTGCGGAAAGCACTAAAGTATAATCTTCTTCGGGGTCTCCTGTAGCAATTTTACGCTTAAGAACGTGCGGCATAGTGCGTACGTCGAAGTGATTACGTATCTGGCCTCTGGTATCTGCGTGCTTCACGCTTCTGCTTGAAATGCTCTCGACCCACACTCCATCCAGGGCGGAATATTGAAGATAGTATTCGTCTGCCTCTACATCGGGATCTCCGACTATACGTGTCTTGAACCCGTCTTGGCACACCGCAGGAAGCTTTGATACATCGGAAGGGCCTCTCCAACTATGCGTGATTACTGTGTTTTCAGAACCACGAGTAAATTCTAGCCGCTCCCGATTAGGGATTGGAACGTCAATTTTTTTGCTAGTGGAATACGGTGGGAAATGTAAATGTCTAATTACGGTGCTGTAGTACGTGCCAATGATAAAATTTGGAAGCTCGGTATGGATGGGATCACCACCCGAGTACTCCCAAATCCACCCGTTTAACCCTTTATAATTAGCAACGGAACCAGTATCAGCGGTCCATTCGAGTCGCTCGATATGATCGTATGTATCCTTGACGCCGGATGGTAGGGCAAAGTCTCCGGTTCCCGAATCGGGGGGGCCTAGACCAACGCATTGAGTGCTGGTTGAAGCAAACGTAGTAAACCCCGTGCTATCCAACGGTCCCACAAATGTTTCTACCACTTCAAATGTGTTGGATGTGACGTTCTGAGCGTAGAATTGAGGATTCGTATTGGAAGTTACATAGGGGGTATCCAATCCGGCGGCGAAAAAGTCGGGGGAAAAGACGTTCTGAAAGTATACTGCCTGACCCTCTATTAAATTATGGTTAGGAGAGGTAGTTACAACAGCAGGGTTGGCGCTTGAAATGGCAAGTACGTTAACCCAAGCTAATGACCAGTCAAAAGAAGCTTGAAGGAATACCGCAGGGGCTACCGCAAGTGCGTCTTTAATCTTCTTTATCTGAAGGCCATCTTGTTCGGTTGCAGCAGTGGTGCCCGGGGTTCCGCTGCTGACGCTGAGAATATCTACAGCCCACCGAGGTGCTTCATCTGGGTCATCGCTATTATCTGCGTCATACCCTGCAATTTCCATAGACGCATAAGCTGGGCCAGCTTGCATAGCCCCCCCGGAAGACGATATACACGCCGTTTCATACCCAGGTGAGTTAGTTGTAACGCTTTCTTCAACCGTCACTAAGCGGTTAACAACGAAGGTTGTATCAGCGATGGTAAGCATACGAATGGATTTGTTGGGGGTAGCTACGTTTTCTATATATTTTTCAGCATCTGATCTGAGTTCGTTCGGGTAGATGCTTAAAGAAGTGCCGTCTATTTCAGAAATGTGGCCCTTGTTGGGGTCAGTTAGCCATTCTGGGGTGTATGCTGCCGTCGCGGGGGTGGAGATGCCGACTCCAAGATCAAGTTCTATTTCGTGATAATAACGTGTAGTACCCCCAAGTTCCGTTGTGTCGTATTCGCTTATATCCGTTGACCAGTTGCCCCCAATACCGTGGGGGTAGTCGGAACTGTGCGCGTACGCCCCATTGCCGTAGAAAGTACTCTTCAATGTTGGGGTACCGATAACATTGTGGGTTCCGTTGAGTTGAGCCCCTATATCGTCCCCTCGGTAGTCAAGCCCCACACCTGCAATGGTGATGGTGGTTGGAGGCGAAATCTGCAGCCCAACTGCAAGGCCCACTCTAGTATCCACACCATCAATGCGGCTCTCGAGAAGAATATGGTAATTCCCATTGTAACTAGTAGGATCTCCTACACCTGAGCCCCTGGACCCACCAAACCACGCGACTATAGTGAACGGACTTCTGGCCTTTTTGTCTCCCCTATCTAGGTACACTAGGGGGACCGTACTCTGCGATATGGGATCAATCACGGATAGTTCTGTATGGGACGCACCCGCAACACCCGCTTCGATATTTACCAAATATTGTTCTTGTTCGTCCCTAACGATAGGGTGTGAATTTGTTTCTCTTGAGTACACCGTATCGAGAACCCCTCTATGCAAAAGCGGGGGGCGCTTTAACGCACCAGAGGTGGGATCTAGGAGGGTGTTTACAGAAGATTCAACTTGGGAATCCAGTCGTAGTTCGGGAGGCTGCTGCGACACACCCCCCAGTAACGAGTCTATCTCCTTATGGATTAACGGTGCCACTGGCTCACCAGATTGTGCAGATCAGGCCCCTTGAACACATTGTAGTCACCGTTAGACAACTCCGCATCCTCTAGCTTGGCCCTGTTGATAAGTTCATCCTGGGAAAGAATCTTTGCAAGATTAATATCAAGAACCCTGGCTTCGCATAGGAGTCTAGTTGCCCTGGAGGTTATAGCTTTACGCACAACTTCAGGAAGTTCTTCAAATAGAAACTGGAAAATAATCACAACCTCTACTTTAGACTCTGTAAATACAAAGGTGCGGTCCTTGGTGTTGTACAGCTTCATAACACCCCCATCCCCACGCTCTACGTATTCTGTGCTGGGGGAATAGAGTGTCTTATCGACTGATAGAATAGTTTCGTTGAGTACGATCTCCCCGTTACCATCGGGAACAAGATCGACAACTTCCCTATTAAACCACCACCCCTCAGACTGAATCTCCCTGCTCACTTCTTCAAGCAAAGCTATTGCTGCGTCCACATCGCTGCGCGTAGGGGTCGCAAGGTCGGAAACTGATGATTCCCCAATCATACGCAGCATAGAGTTGACAGCAGCTAGCTTATTCGTCCTAACTTGTTCAGCCACATTCACTCCTATTTAAAAAGATTAAAAAAAAGGGGTGCCAAGGGAAAGGGGAATAACCCTTGGCACCCCTATACTCACCGTAGTGTGTGTGGTGAGGTGTTCAGTTACTTACTATGCACCGAAGCTCAGACCAGTAGCATCCGAAATAGTCACAGCACATTCGGATCTGAGGACACCATGACCAACGGCGTACTTGCCGACAATCAGATGACCCTGCCTAGTAATGTCATACTCCTGCTCCATCGCAAGATCAAGCAGCTTGACAGTACCAACGCAGTCACCCGTATTAACGAGTGCCATAACATCCGTACTATCTACACGATAGTCTGTGTTGGGAATGTAGTCGGCGTGAGATGAATCAATGAAGTTGCCAGTAGTCTCATTAGCCTGCGGAATGTTGTTGCTCTTAATCAACTCCGCTCCACCAATGTGCGGCATGGTTCCTTCAGTAAGGTTCCCGTTACCACCGAGATCACGATTCATAATTGATCCGATTGGTGACAGGTTTTGACCAGCCGCAGGAGGCGCAGGAGTGGTGACAAGGGCAGACCCAGCACGGAGAAGACCGTACCATTCCAACGGTCGGACAAAGATTTGCCGTCCAACGCCAGGAACATTCTTCTCATCAAGACGCTTCAAAGACGCAAAGATTGCATCAATGAGAACCTCAAGATCACCAGAGATCACGTTGGCAGAGGCTGCACCAAGAATAGAACCACCTTCACCACCCGTATGTCGGGTAGTGGTTGCGGCAGCTTTCATCATTACGCGAAGGACATTTTTGTCCATCGTGTTGCCGAGAACTTCGCCAACTTGCTTGGAGTATTCCCGTCGAACCTCATAATGATTCTTAGCCTCATCAAGCCGATCAATGAAGACGGGCGCAACAAGAAGATCATCAATGGAGATTGTCATCTCTGCGTGTTCGATTGCATTCGGGACAAGGATCTGACCGGGAACATGCGTGTAGGCAGTAGTCTTCCATGTACTGGGGAACCTTGCGGTCTTACCCTCAGAAATGGTTCGTACCTTGTGGCGGCTCATAGTTACGTTCGCTGTATTGAACGCATTCAGAACCTCCCCA